GCCCGCGCCGACATCGAAGGCGCGCCGTTCATCCCGGAAGTCGACCGGCGCTTCAACGCCATCGAGCAGGGAAACCATTACAAGTATAATTCCTACCCCGCGGGTTCGGCCGACGGCCACTACACGCGGCAGATGGCGCAGGCGACTTACGACTTCGCGAAAGTAGGCGGCCTGAGCACGCTCTCCTACGACCTGGGCGTGAGCCTGCCGGCGAACGCGATTATCACGTATGCGGGGATCTACTCGATCACGAAGCCGACGACCGCCGCTTCCGGTACGCTGGGCTTCGGTTGCCAGAACCCCGGCAACATCCTGCCCCAGTTGGCCGCCGCGAGCTTCGGAGCCGCGGGGGTATCCGTCGCCGGAACCCAGACGGGGGCGGTAGCCAACTGGTCCGTCGTGACCGCCAAGTGCGACATCACGGCGACGATCGGCGTGGGCGCGCTGACCGCCGGCAAAGTGACGCTTTATATCAACTACGTCGTCCATCAGTAACCTCGGCCGCAACCACAGGCAGCCGAAGTCGCCGCCCCTTGAAGGAAAGAGTCCGTGTCGCATGAAGACTCAGAAGACAAGCAAGCCCAAGAGCTTGACGCTCTCCGCGCGAACTGGCCGGTCGAAGTCGAGGAAGCTTCGCCCGGTCGGTCCGTCGCCCGTATCCCGTACTCGATCGGGCTCGCGGAGCGTATCTGCAGCCACTACATCCAGGGCAAGAGCCTCCACTGGATCGCGGCCCACCTCGGCGAAATGCCAGCGTATCAAACGATACTCAAGTGGTCCAAGAACCACCCCGACTTCTCCAAGATGCTTCGGTCAGTTCGTGAGGCCCGCGCTCTGCATTTTGAAGACGCGGCCATCGAAGCGGCCGAGGCGGCCACGGGCAAAGACGCCGACCGGCTCAAGTTCGAGGCGTACAAGTGGGGCGCCGAAGTCAACGACCCGGGTACGTACGGCAAAAAAGTCACCCATTCGGGCGACGCCGGCGCTCCTATTATACTGCAAGTCGTCACAGGTTTCGGCCCGCCCAACCCGTGGCAGACCCCGCCTAAGCTCAAAGCGGACGGAACGATCGACGTCGAGGGGAGCGTAATCCATGAGCATCCCCCAGAGCCCCTCCTCGGCCCCGGAGACGAGCCAGACGGCCCCCCAGAGGCCCCAAGAGACTCCGCAGCAAGCCCTGGCCCGGCTGGACATGCCGACGCTCCAGGCGTGCGCGGGGGTGGCGATCTCGATGGGCTTTGAGCACTTCGGGTTCAGCCAACAGACGGACCTGCCGATGGAAGAACGCAAGGCGCATCGATTCGTCGCCACGAATTTGGAAGTGGTCGCCCGCCGGATTATCGCCGCGTCGGGGATCGAACCGAAGTATGTCGAGTCGCTGTTGAAAGCCATCACACGCCAGGCGGCCGACTTCAGGCGCCAGAACGCCCGGGCCAAAGGCAAGGCCCCCGAGTTCCCCGGAGGGCCGCCGGCGTGAACGAGCTGCCGCTGCGTAACCTGCGCCCGGGCTGGGTGGAGTTCTCGGGCACGAAGGGCGTGATGCGGGTTCTCCGCGCGAACGAGAGTTCGGCGAAAGCGGCGGGGGTGATCTTCATTTGCCCGACCTGCCACGGCGCGAAAGACGCCGAGCATTTTTGCATTTTCTTATTTGACCTGCCCGACGTCCCGCACGACGCCCGCCCGCACGGGCGCTTCAAGCCGACTCTGTCCCGCGATAAAACGGGAGCGTCGGTGCCCAGCCCGTTCACGGATCTGTCGCTGCAGCAGGTTCAAGCCGACGGGAAACACAGCCTGCACTTGGCGCCGCAGGACCTGCCCTGCCGCTGGGAAGGCGCGGTATTGAACGGCGTGGTGACATGGAAGTGAATTCGTGCAAAATTTGGCAAGGCGCCAAGAACAGAAAAGGCTACGGGCAGAAACGAATCGCCGGTAAACTTTGGATCGTGTCACGGCTCACCTGGACGCTGGAGCACGGCGATATACCCGCCGGTATGTGTGTCCTGCATCGATGCGACACTCCGTCCTGCTGGGAGATCTCGCACTTGTTCCTGGGTACGCACCAGGATAATGCCGACGATAAAATGCGTAAAGGCCGCCACGTAAAAAAGAATCGCCCCGACTGTAAGTTCGGCCACCCCTTCTCGGAAGAAAACACCCGCATCAGATCGGACGGCGCCCGTCAGTGCCGCATCTGCGAGCGCGAGTGTCTGAGAAGGAACTACGACCCCGCCAAGCGAAGCGCTCGCTACTTGGCTAAAAAGAAAGGGGGAACGGATGGAAATCATCGGATCAGCGCCTGACGGCGTGACTACAGGTTTCATCCCTCGCCGGTTGCAACACGAACTGCGTTCGAAGCTCAGACGCTTCAACGTGATCGTATGCCACCGGCGAAGGTGATTCGGAAAAACGGTTTTCGCGATAAATCATCAGACCGATAAGCTGATACGCAACACGCTTCCCGCTCCGCGCGCGGCGTACATCGCGCCGACGTTCGGCCAAGCCAAACGTATTTCATGGGATTATTATAAGCTCTACACGAAAAATATCCCCGGCGTGGAAACCCACGAGCAGGACTTGCGCATCGACTACGCCCATAACAAAGGCCGGCAAATGTTGCTCTCGGCCGAGAACTACACCAGCGTGAAAGGGATTTACTTAGATGACGTTCTCTTGGATGAGTACGCCGAAATGGACCCGGCGATCTGGTCGGAAGCCGTGCGGCCCACGCTCAACGATCGCCGTGGTTCGGCTATTTTTATCGGCACTCCGAAGGGGCGAAATAATTTCCATAAACTTTACGAGTACGCGACCCAGTCCGGCGACCCCGAGTGGTTCGGCATCACTTACAAAGCCTCCGAAACCGGCCTGATCGAAAAGTCGGAACTCGATTCCGCCCGGCGCACGATGTCCGAAGAAGAGTACGAGCAGGAATACGAGTGCAGCTTCAACGCCGGCCTGGTCGGCGCGTACTGGGCGAAAGAGTTGGCCAAGGCGGAGAGCGAAGGCCGGATCGGGAAATTCCCGTACGACCCGATGACGGCGGTCGACACCTACTGGGATCTCGGGATCAACGACATGACGGCCGTGTGGTTCATCCAATCCCGGCGGGGGCAGCATGTCGCGATCGATTACTACGAACAGTCCGGCCTCGCGATCCCGGATCTTATGGCTGATCTTAAACGCAAACCGTATTCGTATGGAACTTTTCACTTCCCCCACGACGTCGTGGCGCGGGACATGTCCACGGGAAAATCCCAGCAGGCTATTTTCAACCAGCACGGCGCCCGCCCTTCGCGCGTCGTCCCCCGCGTCGGAACCAAACGCGAAGGCATCAACGCCGCCCGGATGGTGCTGCCCGTGACGAGCTTCGACCGCGAGAAGTGCAAACGCGGGCTCGAGTGCCTGGGGAACTATCAAAGGCGCTGGGACTCGAAAAACAATGTTTTTCAGGAGAGCCCCCTGCATAATTGGGCTTCCAACGGCGCCGACGCGTTCCAGACTTTCGGGCAAGGCCAGCGGGGGGATTCGCGCGACAGCGACTTCAACCGCTCCAACCCCGGCGGTTACGCGGTCAAGGCCGAAACGGCTTACAACATTTTCGGAGGCAGATGATGGGAGGAAGCAGCTCGGGCACACCCCAGAACAATACTTCCGTCACCGGAACGGCTTCTTCCACGTACGACCCGGCCCAGATGAAACAATTTCTGAATTCCGCCGCCGGGGCGCAGTACGCGAGTTCCTGGAACCCGGCGTGGACCCAGGTCGTGCCGTCGGCGGGTAATTCCACCCCCGGGCGTTGGTACGCCGGGGGACAGTCGGCGCCGGTGCCCAAAGGCCCGTTCGGCGGAAGCGGAAACTACACCACGGGACAGACCGACGTGACCGACGCTTACAACGCATTCACCGCCTGGCAGACGGAGATCGCCGGAACGCAGGCCAACTGGCAGAATTACTCCAACCTCGCGAACGCCAACGAAGGCGGCGAAGGGGACAATACGATCACGAACGGCGCGGCCATGAGCCAGCGCAACGCCTTGCTCGGATCGCTCGCGAATGCCGGAAACAGCGGCCCGACAGCCGGTCTTGGCATCATGGGCGCTAACCCGCCCCAGAAACTAGGGGGCGGCAAATGAGCATCGACGCGACGACCTACGGCTTGAATCCGGGCGTCACGACCGACGCGTTTACCCAAGGCATCACCGGCCAAGGACAGTCGCAAGAGAAGCGCGACGAAGCCGCCAGATTAGTTGCACGCTGGGACCAGATGGACACGGCGGCGATCAACTGGAAGCTGCACTGGCAGCGGGTTTACGAGTATGTGGTCCCCCGCAAAGAAGACGTGATCGCGTCTCGGATGCCGGGAGACGATCGCGAGAGCGACATCTACGACACGACTCCGGTGCTCGCCAACGAACAGTTGGCGGCGATGTTGCACTCGACCCTGACCAATCCCGAGCTACGGTTCTTCGAGATTCTATTCGGCATCCCCGAGTACGACGACATGCCGGAAGTGAAGAAATGGTGCGAGACGGTCGGCGACCGCATGTACCAAGTCTTGAACTCTTCCAACTTCCAGACGGAAATTCACGAGACGTATATCGACCTGGGCGCCGCCGGCACGGCCTGCCTTTACATGGAAGAGAACGACGACTTCGTGGTTCACTTCTCGGCCCGTGCGCTCAAAGAAATACGCATCGACGAGAACTACCTCGGCCAAGTCGACACGGTGGCGCGTAAGTTCAAGCTGCGCCCGCATCAGATTTTGCAGATGTTCCCGGACTTGAAGTCCGAAGATTTGTACTCGGCCCTGCAAACCAACGCCGACAAGAACGCCACCGACCAGATTGAAATTCTACACATGGTCGAACCTGTCGCGATGGTCCGCGATAACGAACAGACCGACAAAGTGATGGCCAAGAGGCATAAATTTTCGTCGACCTACTTGCTTTACGACAAGAAGTTTATTCTTTCCCAAAGCAGCTACGAAGAATTCCCGTACTGCACGCCCCGCTGGTCTAAAACCACCGGCGAACTCTACGGGCGCGGCCCGGGGTTCCAGATGCTCCCCGACATCATGATGCTGAACGCCATGATGCTGACGGTGATTCAGGCGGCCCAGATTACTGTATCGCCGCCGTTCTTAGTAGAAGACGATTCGGTCATCGGGCAGGTCAGGCTCACGCCGGCCGGCCTGACGATCGTACGCGCGGGCGCGGAGCCGCCTAAGCCGCTGATCACGGGCGCGCGTATTGACCTTGGACAGAATACGCTCGAAGACGTCAGAAAGCGCATTCGCTCCGGCTTTCACTTGGATGATTTGAAGCTCCCTCAAGAAAGCCCGCAGCGCACGGCCGAAGAAGTCCGCCAGATCGCCGACGAACAGATGCGCGCGATGGGGCCTGTGTTGGGCCGGCAGCACTTCGAGTTACTTCGTCCTTTGATCACCCGGCTGTTTGGCATTATGAACCGCAGTAGAATGTTCCCTCCGCCGCCCGCGCAGGTCGCTAAGCTGCCGTTCAAAGTGCGCTATTCCTCCCTACTCGCCCGCGCCCAGCGCATGCAGGAAATGCAGAATATTCAACGCGCGATCACTACCCTCCAACCCATCGCCCAGATGCGGCCGGACATCATGGACAACGTGAAGCTGGACGACCTGACCCGCGAAGTCCTCACGGGCTACGGCGTGCCGGAGAGACTCATGCCGACGGACCAGGAAATGCGCAAAACCAGGGCGGCCCAGAAAGCCCAAGCGCAGAAAGCGCAGCAGCAGCAAGACCAGCTGCACCAGAGCGAAGTCGCCAAGAACGCGGCGCCGATGGTGCAACAGATGGTCGCCGGTAAACAAGCCCAGCAACAGCAGCCCCCGCAGGGAGGAATGCCTCAGTGATTTTAGGAAAGAAGCGCATATTCGAAGCGGACGAGAAGAAGCGACTCGAAGACCAGCGCCAGAAAGCGATTTGTTTCAAGCAGTTTTTCGGGACCGAGCAGGGACGCGAAGTCATGACCGATTTAATGAACAAGTATTATATACTGAATCCTTTGCCCGAGACCGAAGACGCGCTCGCGCTAGCTCGAGCCGAAGGCAAGCGGGATGTTGTTTTATACCTATTGGGGCGAGCCAGGGTGGATCTGGCGGATCTTGATAGAATTCTAAAAGGAGAATTCGTATGAGCTTAGGTGTCGGAACGGGGGAACCGAGTGGAAATGCTACTGGGGCTGGCGCAGGGTCTGGCGGTGACGCTGGCAGCGCCGGCGCTGCTGGTAGTGGTAGCCCTGCTCCTGGTGGGGCTGCTCCGGCTGCTGGAGCCCCCGATAAAAGTTCTTTGGGTACTGGCGCTTCAGGCGCGGCGTCTTGGCGCGATTCTTTGCCGGACGATCTCAAAGCGGACGCGACGCTGAGCAAGTATTCGGACATCCCGAATCTGGCCAAAGCGCATATCGAACTGCAGAAAAAATTCGGCCAGAAAGGCGTATTTAAGCCGGGTAAAGATGCGTCGTCCGAAGAGATCAAAGCTTTTAGGGAACAAATGGGCATTCCGACGGACGCGTCCAAATACGACCTGGGCGCTTTCGAAGGCGTCAAAGTCCCGCCGGAGACGGTGGAATGGGCGAAAAAAATGGGCGCTGATCTGGGCGTCGAGCCCGCCGCGCTGAACAAGCTCGTGACGGAGTATATGAAGCTCGAGGGCGTCTTGGAGACTTCCAAGTCCACGACCGCCAAGCAAGCCATGCAGGCCGGGCTGGACAGCCTGAAAAAAGAATGGGGCGACGGCTACGAGCGCAATATCCAACGCGCCAATTTCGCGGCGACCAAACTCGGCGGTCCGGCGCTGGCCGAAGCCCTGACGAAATACGGCGCCCATAACGACCCCGTGATTTTAAAAGCCTTCACCGAAGCCGCCAAGCTCTACGGCGAGGACAAGCTCCGCGAAGGCGGCGTGAGCGACGGTCGGGTGACGCCCGCCGAACTCGACGCCGAGATCGCCGCGGTCCAAGGCCGGCTTTTCGCCATGAAGCCCACCGACGGCGCCTACGCCTCGACCAAAGAACGCTACGCCTCCCTGTTCAAGCAGAAAACGGGCGGAAAGTAACCAGAGCCGCGTCTGGTAATCCGACGACACCGGCAATGCCGGACATCCTACCCGGTGCGCGCCGGGGGCAAGTTGCGCAAGGCCATTGCAAGGATGCGGTGGCCTTTTTATTTCGTCTTGACGCCCCGAAGGACCTGATCCACACTATTAGGAATTCGGCCCATATATTTCGGTGAGAACAGGCTTTCATCGAAAGAGCGGCCCCGTGAGGGACACCCGCCTCCAGGACACCCGACTAGCCAAACACTAGTTTCGTTTCCCGCTTCTCCGGGGCACGGCCAAAGGCTTTCCCGGTCAGGCATTGGGGGTTCCCTTGAACTTTAATATCGAGCAGTGGCGGGTACAAGCGTACACCGCCAACGTCTATCAGCTCAGCCAGCAGCGCATGTCGCGCCTCGCGCCGTGCGTCCGCACCGAAGTCTTCAAAGGCAAGACCGAATATTTCGATCGTATGGCCCTGGCGACAGCGCAGAAGAAAGTTTCGCGCAACAGCCCGACCCCGAATCTGGACATCACCCTGTCCCGCCGGGCCTTGACGACCAGCATGTACGAATGGTCGACCATGGTCGATCGTAAAGACAAGCTGCTCCAGGTCCACGACCCGGAAAACCAGTTCGCGCAGGCGGCCTCCATGTCGCTCGGCCGCGCGATGGACACCGTGATCATCAATGCCGCGCTTTCGACCGCGACGACCGGCGAAAGCGGCTCCAACACCCAGGCGCTCGGCAACGGCCAGAAGCTCGCGTGCGTGTCCCAGGGCGCTTTGAGTTCTTTGAACGTCAACGCTTTGCTCCAGGCCAAGCAGTTGTTCGACTCCGCGGAAGCCGTGGGCACCCGCTACATCGTCCACAACGCCGCCCAGCTGGTCAACCTCCTCGGCCAGACGCAGGTCACTTCGGCGGACTACAACACCGTCAAAGCCCTGGTGAACGGCGAACTCGACACCTACTTGGGTTTCAAGTTCATCCATTCGGAGTTGATCGTGGCCAGCTCGGTTTACTCGAGCGGCACGACCTATGACCCGGTGACCGGCCTCTACTCGACGGCCGCGGGCAACTTGGCCCTGGCCGGTACCGAGAAATCGGCTTTCGCCTTCGTCGGCGACGGCTTGATCTTGGGCAAGAACGAAGAAGCGGTCGGTCGGATTGACGAGCGCGCGGACTACTCTTACTCCATCCAGGTCTACAACAGCATGGACTTCGGGGCGGTTCGTATGGAAGAAGTTAAAGTCGTGGAGATCGTCTCGGCTACCTAAGCCGGGATAGAAAAGGAAACATATGAGCACTGCTTACAATGGCGTTAACTACGCCAATACCCAGGCCTCCCCGATCGAGCAGATCGAAGAAGGACAGTATAACTCGCTGACTCTCCGGATCTTGGACCTGTTCGTCCTCACGGCCGACCTGGTCGCCAACGACACGATCAATGTCGGCGGCCCGATCCCGGAAGGCGCGGTTCTTCTCAACGCGAAAATCGCCGCCCCGGTCAGCCTGGGCGGCGCTTGCGCGCTGAACTTCGGCTACCTGGCCGGAGCGGCGGGTCCTACGGGGTCCCTCACCCCGCAGGCCGCGAGCGCCTCGGCGTTCTTCTCGGCGGTGGTCGTCGGGTCGGCCGTCACCTACACCTCGGCGTACGGCAACGCCCAGCAGGGCACGTACTACACCCAGATACCGCTCTCTTCCCAGGTTCAGGCGCAGGCCGTCTGCACCGTGGGCAGCTCGGGCGCGACCGGGAAGTCCCTGTATTTCGAAGTCGAATACACCAAGACCGGCGGCTGAGACTCTTCGCAGAGGGGCCCCGGGCTTATCTCCCCCGGGGCCTTTTTTAAAAGGCGGTTTTTGAATGGAAGTAGGCTTCTCGGACGTCAATATCTGTAATAGCGCGGCCCTAAAAGTCGGCGCTGAGCAGATGTCGTCGCTGCAAGACAACACACGCACTTCCAATACCTGCGCGTTGCTTTACCCCATACTGCGCGATGAAGTCATGCGCGCGGCCCCGTGGCGCTTCGCGCTTCGCCAGGGCAACTTAGGCGTGCCGTCGGCAACGCCCCCTACTTTCGATTACCAAGCGGCCTACGATATCCCGTCGGATATTCTTCGCGTCTGGCAAGTACGCACGAACCCGTGGACGGAAATCGGCGGGCAGATTTTCTGCAACAAAGCCGACGGGATCGACATCCTGGCGATCTACCAGAACACCGACCCGACTTCCTGGGACGCGCAGTTCGCGGAGGCCCTCGCCTGGAAGATGGCCGCGCAGATCGCTCTCTCGCTCGTGCAGTCCGTGCCGCTGCAGCAAGAAATGACCAAGGGCTACGAGAAGTGCCTGGCCGAAGCCCGCAGCACGAACGCCGTGATCGGGACGCCGGAGCGGCTGATCGCCGACTTCTGGTCGAGTTCCCGTAAATACGGCTACAACCAGTTTTGGCCCGTCGACGCCGGGGCGCCCGAGCCTTACGGACCCTGATGGGCAAGTATAGGGTCTTAAAAAACAGTCTGCTCGGCGGCCAGATCAGCGGAGACGCGCTCGGCCGCACCGACCTACCGCAGTACTTGCACTCCTGCGAGCTGCTCCAGAATATGATCCCGCTGCTCTCCGGCGGCGCCTACCGGCGACCCGGGACGCTTTTCACGGATTATCTTTGCGCCAATGAAGCGACTCCGAACGCGCAGGGCACCGTAGGTTCCCACCAAAGTTCCCCCCCCCGCGTTTTTCCGTTCATCGTCAGCCAATCGCTCGCTTACGCGCTCGTGATCGGAACCGACCGGTGGTCCGTTCTCCAGGGCGCGGGCGTGAACCCGAACGGCTCCGACGGCGGAGCGTATATGCAGTATTACCGCGCGGTCGGAAATAGCGGAACGTTCGCCGGAAGCATCGGAACGGGAGTGCTGCCCTACAGGTGCAAGTCCACAAAAGTCGCCGTCACGGCCACCGACCAAGCGGTGTACACCCGCCAGGGCGGTCCGGGGGCGGTCGCGAATACGGGCGTGAATTCCGCGGGGTCGCCCGCGACGATCCTGGACGTTCCGGACTCGCTGCAAACTTACGATGACGATATCTGGTCGGTGCAGTTCTGCCAGGCGAACGACGTCATGTTCCTCACCCACCCCGATTACCAGCCGCAAGTCGTGGCGCTCACCGCCCCCGACAGTTTCGGCGTGACCCCCTACGACGCCGGTCTTTCCGGGCTCGCGCTCGGGCAGAGCCGGCCCTACTTGAACCAGAATACGACCGCCGCCACGATGAAATTCACTTTCTCGGGAAGCGGCCAGGTCACGGGAAATCTGACGAGTTCCGTGCCGTTTTTCAATGCCCTGCACGCCCCTCGAACGGCCTGCAATCCTGAAGCGAATTCGACGCCGACGGACGGCGCTTTCTTCGCGATCGCGGTCGGCGAGGGCGGCACGATGACCGGGAACAACACCAATAACGGCATCTTATTCCTGCAGGTGCTGTCCGTCACCAGTTCCACTGTGGCCGTTTGCAAGGCGTTTAACGGCGTGCCGAGCAATTATTCCAGCGCGACTACGACCCCCGCTTGGTGGGAATCCGCTTGGTCGAATTACCGCGGCTGGCCGAAAGCGTGCGCGATCTACCAACAGCGCCTTTGTTTGGCCGGCACGATCCACCAACCGAACGCCCTTTGGTTCACGGCGACGGACGCTTTCGGCGCGCCTTCTTCCCAGTTAACTACGGCGTGTAAATTTTCAGCGCTTGGAGACGGTCCCAATCAAAGTATTGTGGCGGGCGTGGTCGTATCCCCCCCGGTAAATAACGGGAATGGTTATCCCGTGGTGGCTGTCTCCAACTGGGTTTATTTCCCGGTCGACGACTCGCAAGGCGACGGGCAGAGCACGGCGCCTTTGGGCAGCCAGCCGTTTAGAATCTCGCTCGCGACGACGTCTCTCGACGCGATCCAATATTTATCACCCGATCAGCAACTGTTCATCGGCACGGCCGTCCAAGAGTGGATCTGCGCGCCGGTGCAGGAGTCTTTCGACGTGGCCAACTCCCCCTGTACGATCCAGTCGCACTACGGCAGCGACAACGTCCAGGCGATCCGGATCGGCTACGAACTCATGTTCGTGCTGCAAAAGAAAGACGAAATCCGCGCTTACCAGTACAACTATTTCGACCAAAGCTTCTTCGGCGAGCCGGTGCAGCTTTTTTTCGATGATTACCCGCGGGACGAAGAAGGCCAGACGACGTTCTGGCAGAACCCCTACGCCGGGCGCCGCAAGTACCGGCAGATCGACTGGGACGCGAGCCGGAGCACGCTCTGGGCGGTGGACACTGACGGTAATTTATTCGGCCTGACCCGGGACAGAAAGCTTTCGATCACGACCTGGCACACCCACCAGATGGGCGGTTTCAACCCGGCCAACGGCGTGGGCAATAATATTTTCGATAATGTCACCGGCACCGGGCAGTTCTACACCGACTCGGCTAATTTTTTATGCGACGGTTCGGTGGTATCCGTCTGTTCGATCCCGAATCCTTTTTCGGGCGTGCGGGATCTTTGGCTCGTGATCAAGCGTTCTTACCAGGGCGGGACGGCCGCGGTTTACTCCCTCGAACGCATGATCGGAGGCAACACGGTCAGGCAGAGCGCCTACTCGCTCGTCGCTCCGGGCAACGCCCAAGAACCGCTTTACGTCGACTGCGCGTATTTCCTGACCGACCATGTGGACCCCTCCAATTTCACCTACACCGTCGGCGCGCAGCTGTCCGGCCAGACGCTGATAGGCACCTACTACTCCGAAGAATGGGGCATGTTCGCGTTCGCGCCGCAGGCGCCGGTGGCGAGCGACGGCACGATCACGCTCCCCCCCGACTTGCCGCCCGACTACGGCCAGAGCCTGCCGCACACCATGGTCATGGGGTTGGGGTACAGCTCGATCGTCCAGCCCGTGCGCGTCGATCCCCCGAGCCAGATCGGGACTTCCCAAGGCGCGATTAAGAGAAACTCCAAAGCTTACATCCGTCTGTTCAAAACTTTGATGCTTAAAATGGGCTCGCCCCCCAAGAACGGCCTCCCGGCGGTGCTTGAAACCGTCCGGTTCGCCCCCGGCGCGCTGCTCGCGCAATCCGCGGAGATCTACACCGGCGACAAAGAAGTTTTCCTGCCCACCAATTTCGACCGCGAAGGTTACGTTTATATCGTGCAAGATCAGCCGCTGCCGTTTACCATGGTGTCTCTAACTCTCGAGGGTTCTGAATACGAGCAATAATCACACTTCCCTCCAATCTATTCTCATGTTACCTGCTGTGGTAATGAAAAGAATAAAATTGACCCAGGGAAAATTCACTCTTGTTGACGACCGAGACTTCGAGAATCTCTCTAAGTTTAGTTGGTATTTTAAACGTGGCTACGCTTTGAGAAACTCCACCTATGCTCGGGGAGAGCCTAGGAAAACGATCTCGATGTCCAGGGAGATCCTTCTCACGACGTCAAAAATAGTCGACCATGTGAATGGGGACAGCCTGGATAATAGGCGCGCGAATCTGCGCGCTTGTGATCATTCTGGTAATGCAAGGAACAAGGGACTCCAGCGCGGTCGGCGTCTTCCCAAGGGGGTAGCCCCTATCCGGCAAAGTTTAAGCAGCTGGAAAAGGCGCACGTCGTGGAAGAAGCGGAAAGAGTGGCAGGCTCGTATTAAGATCGGGACCAAGCTCGTTTATTTAGGGGCATTCGCGACTATTCGAGAAGCCGCGCTTGCCTATAATTTGGCTGCGTCCAAGTACTTCGGGGAGTTCGCGAGGCTGAACAAAGTATGAGCAATAAAATTCAAGTCGTGCCGTTCAAGCCCGAACACTTAGATCTGATCGACCTGAAAGAAAACTTCCCACGCGGCGAGTGCCCGAAGACCGTCATGACGATGGCGTTCACTTTCATGATCGGCGAAACGGTCGTAGCGATCATCGGGGGATTTCCATTCGTCCCCGGCGTCGTGCATTTCTGGTCTTTCCTGTCCAAGCAGGTTCGCAAATACCCGGTGGAATTCCAAAAGAAGTGCCTGGACGTGATCCGCTGGTACGAGATCAACGAAAAGCCCCGCCGCATCCAGTGGGAAGTGCGCGCCGATTATCCGGTAGGCCAGCGCTGGGCCGAGTCCCTGGGTCTTCAACGCGAGGGGACTTTGCGCGCCTGGGAGAGCGACGGAACCGACGCCTACCTTTACGGGAGGGTGAACAGATGCCTTGGGTAGCAGCCGCCGCCGCGGTCGTAGGCGCCGGCGTCGCGATCTACGGCGATATCGAGAACGCCAACAACCAGAACACGCTCGACCAGGAAAAAGTCCAGATCGCGCAGGAGCAATCGGCGGAACTCGGCGCGCGCGAAGCCGCCAACGAAGCGCTCGTCAACCAAACGGCCATGCGGCAGAAGATGCAGTTCGGCGCGAGCTACGCGGCGTCGGGAAAGTCCGGCGTCGGCATCGGGTCGCAGTTGCAGATCCAGAACCAAGCCGACCAGCAAAACGCCGTTTCGAATCGCGAGACGCAGTTCCAGCAATTCATGCTCGCGCAACAGGCGGGGATCGATACGACCATGGGCCAACAATCGATCGAGGCCGGAAATATTAACGCGTTGGGTTCGGGTATCCAGGGAATTTCCGGGGCAGCGCGCGTGTATAATACCGCCAACCCGCCGGCATCCCCTCCCCCGGCCGGATGGAACGGATGAGGCGCACGCATGGCTGGCGATAACGTACCCGGTTTAGACCAAACCCCGAAGTATTCGAACAACCTTCCCGGCGTCGCGCTGCCCAACCGCTACGAAGTGGGACGCGTGGGCCAGGCGACGGAAGCGCTCGGCAGAAGCGTCGAAGAAGCCGCCCAGACCGGCGCGCAAATTTACGACGAAACCCAACGCCAGTACGACTACGCCGCCGCCACGCAAGCCGCGAGCGACGCCAAGTTAGCCCATAACCAGTTCACGAATAATCTGGTCAACCAATCGTCGGACGGTTTCGTGCGTGACCCCCAAACGGGGGAACGCATCGAGGCCCCCGGGGACGCGTCGGGATACGAAACGATCGCGTCGCAGTACCAAGACTACGCCAAAGGGGACACGGCTTTCCGGACCGCGAATATGAATCCCCGCCAAAAGGTCATGTACGGCGAGCAAATGGGCAAAGAGATTTTGGATACTACCAAGGCGCTTCAGAACGAAGGCCTTAAAAAGCAGCAAGGCTTCACCGAATCCGTCGCTCAAAATAAACTGGAAGCCTACGCCAAGGATTTCCAGTTGTCCCCCGTTCCGGCCGGGGTGAACGCGTCGGACGGATACTATAAAGCCCCCAACGATAAAATGGGGGAAGTCCAATACCCCAACCTCGACAAAGTGAACAAAGCCCTCGAAGAACAGATGAAATTCCGGCAAGTCCAAGGCGGAAACGTCGATCAACCCGGCGTGTACGGGCCGTTCGAGGCGGGACAGAAAATGTCCACCCAAGACGGTCCCCGTATCGGCGGCGATTGGATGAAACAGTTCGTCGACGGAATCACCGCGGCGGCCGGGAGCAGGGCTGCGCTCCAGAGCCAGCTCAAGGACGCGCCCTCTTCCGCGATGGCGCAGATTTACGCGGGGTTGGATATCCTGGACGGCAAAGACCCTCAGTCGGCCGCGCGGCAGAAAGCCGGGCTGCCCACGCCCCATAGCGCGATGACGTCCGACCAGATCAGCCAGTGGAAGAATACTCTTTGGAATAAACTCCCGGAAGCGAAAGACATCGACAAGAGCGACTACAACTTGGACAAAGACTTACTGCTGCACGCCGCCGGCGGTACCCAGAATATCGACCAGTTCATCAACAATCCCCTGTTGCACAGTACGATGAACAAAGGCGCGGGGTTGGGTCTGTCCGTGGCCGAGCGGATCAAGGACATCGTGCCGGCCTACGCCGCCGCGTGCGAGGCCAATGCGCTTTACATGACGAGCGGGATCGCTTCCCCCCAGGCCATGCGCCAAGAAGGCGCGGCGGCTCTGCAGCGTTGCGGGAAAAGTTTCGACCAGCTCACCCGAATGATGGGGTACCCCAACACCGAGGGTTTCTCGGGCGCCGTTCAAGCCCAGGCCGCGAAAGCCCTGGCCACGAGACTCCAAGAAAGAGCCGACAAAATCAACGCCGATCTGATCAAGGCGGCCCAGGAAATCCGGGGCGGCGCCCAGGGATCGGACAGCCCCAGCGTGAGTTACGCGGGCTCCGCCGCCGTGTCCAACTACTTGAAAACGAAACCCGGTATTACGTCCCTTTTCGACGTGAACAAATCGACGGGGAAATCCTACTTCGAGACCGGACTATCCGACGGAAAGAATATTTTCGCCAAAGTCTACGGTCCAGGCGTTCCCTCCAGGGTCCTGAATAACGCCGATTTCCAGAACGAGGCGGCCAAACTCAAAGGCGCGTCGAACGTCCAGGACATCACCGCTTATTTCGACAAACTCCAGGCCCAACACGCCTCCCCCCAGGACAAAGAAAACTTCATGGGCGATCTGGTTTCCCAAGGCGGTTTGCCGCAGACTTTTCTGGACGCGCGGAATCTCGCGACGACCCGGGAGCAGGAAACCCGCTACGCGCGTTTGATCGGGCCGCCTCCAGAATTACGCAACGGCATGACGGAAGAAAAAATCAAGAAATTATCGGACCCGGCTAACGCCTCTATCTACAACTTTTTCAACACGAAGTTCGGGTTTAACTCGAAAGGCGCGAACACCAACATCAAGACTTACGGGGAATCCTGGCACGACAGCTTTTTGCAGCATTACAATTCCAACGGATACAACCAATCCCAGGCGATCCAAGCGGCGAACAACGAGCGCGACGCGTCCACGGGCGCCGTCGGGGTCGCGTCCGAGCAGCATTCGTTCTTTAACCCGCTCAAGTGGGGCCAGCAGGGGCCCCGGGTTCCGCTCGAGTTCGGGTTGACCAACTACAGCGCCCAAGAAAGACAGAACATCACGGACGTACTCACCCACGCCATGAGCCCCGCCCGGCTCGCGAAAGAGAGCTTCGCGCAACCCCCCGGCGGCCTTCCCGTGAATATGTACGCGCCGTCCGAAGCGTCCAGCGTCGCGAAGACGGCGAATTTCTGGCGCAAAGGCAACGGGGGTTTCACCCTTCAAAGGGCGCTCGTCGACAAAGACAACATCCCCACGGGCAGCAATACGGACGTCTACTTGCTCGGCCCCGACGGCAAAACGGTCCACACGCTGTTCGTCGACGAAGCGACGGCTAAAGCAGGGCTGCCCAAGTAATGATCCTGGACGACCGGGAAGCCCCCGATCAACCGACGGTAGTCACCGCTCCCGCGGCTCCGACACCCGCGCCGCAGGCGGCCCCCGATATTTCGATCCTAGGCCCCGTGGTTCCCGCGAACGCCCCCGACAGACCGGAGCGGTCTTTTCCTTTGGGGGATGCGCCGCAAGGCGGCGGATCTTCACCTGCGGATCTGCCCAATTACCAGAAGAACTGGGATTCCGGCGCCTACGGTTACGGCTTGTCCCCCAAGCCCGGAAAGTTCGACAAGTTCACGGGAGCGCTCGAACAGAGCGAGGATGGTTCTTTTCTGGGCACGCTCGGAAGAAAGTACCAGGAGAAGGGCGCCGAGACGGGTCAAATGATCCAACCCGATCAAGCGAACAAGATGGACCCGGGCGCGACGACCCCCTATACGACGCCGATCGACGCCGGCGTACTCGCGATGCGCATGGAAGACCGCCGCCGGCAAGCGCAACTGAGCGAGTGGCTCGGACGCAACGATTTGGGCGGCGGCTTTAAATTCGCGGGGAATCTCGCCGGAGGGTTCGTCGACGCGCCCATGTACGCGGCGATCGGCCTCGCCACGGCGGGTATCGGAGATCTCGTGGCCGGTGGCATCGAGGGAGCGAGCGCGATCGCGGGATTCGCGGCCCGTTACGGCGTGACGCTCGGGGAGTTTTCCCTCGTAGGCGACGTGCAGAACAAACTCGGCATGACGATGGGCGACGCCAAGAAAACCCCGGGCGAGATCGTCAAAGAAAACGCCCTCGGCGCGGGCATCGCGATCGGACTGGGGACGCTCGGTAAGAAGCTCTTCGGGAGCGGCGAAGCGACACCCGAAGCCCTGAACAACGGCATCAAAAAGAGCGTCGGCTCCCTCGCCTCCGACGAAAAGGCCCCCGACCTTTCCGGCCAGAGCCAGGCGTTGGCGGAACGCAAGGCGGGCGTCCAAATCGACCCTAACGGCGAAAAAATAGCCCCCACGGTCAAAACGTCGGCGCTCGAATCGACGCGCCTCTACGGAGCGACCCACGCGGACGGCACGCCCCTGGTGCACGAGCCGGGCCTGGGCGCGGGCGTCCAAGTCACCGACACGAAAGCCTCCGCGGAAAACGGCGTAGCGCGCTCGCAGGGCGACCCCGGACAAGTCCACGAAACAGCCGTGCCCGAGGGGAAAAAACTTCTCGATATCGACCGGAAAGCCGAAAGCGACTACGCTTCGAAGAACAGTTTCTTGAAACAGGTCGAAGAAAAAACAGGCGTCAATCTGGGCGACGCCATCCAAAGCGGCGAAAGCGTCAAAGACGTCTTGAAGAGCCTGGACGACTACGCAGGCACGGGCGAAGGCGAAACGAAGGTACCTGACGATATCGCGCGACAGATCCAAGACGTCGCCAAAGAGCAGGGCTACGACGGCTACAAATTCCAGCAGGGCGATTCGCGGATCGCGCACGTATTCGACCCCCAAGCGTCGGGCATGGAAGTCAGTAACACGGAAACGGCCGATCCCGGCAAGACGCCCGAGCTGCCCAACCCCGCCGATAACCCGGTGCCCCTCAGCCCCGAAGCGGCGGCCTACCAGGAGAAGATCAAGCAAGCCAACTACGACCCCGACGTCGCGCAGAAGCTCGACAGTCTCCGCAAAAAAGGCGTGACGCTCCATCCGGACGACCTGCAGGGGCAGATCGACGAAACCGCCAAGAGCATCGACGACCAGAAAGCGACCCTGCAGAAGCTGGCCAAAGATTTCGACGAAGCGAATCCGGTCGAAGAGGGCAAAGAGCCCAAGACCAATCCGGCCAAAGAAGCCCTGGACCGTTTGAACAAACAAGAAGCGATCGACAAACGTAACCTCGATCAAGCCCAAAGAATCATAGACGGGTGCGCATGAGCCTGATCACTTGTATCAATCAAGCCAAGAAGTGGTCTCAAGAACACTCCGAACTCGGGCTGGATAAAGCCGAGATCGAACAGATGGGGCGGCTGTTGCAGGACGCCCAGGACCACGGCGCGACCAAAGCCGAGCAGATGGAACTCATGAACCGCGCGGTCATGAAGCGTATCGAAATGGCCCAGGTCGCGAACCGCGGCAACAAGTACTTGAACGAAATCAACCATCTGACCAACTCGAATAATATCCAGAAGAATACCGACCTGTGGGGCAACGGCGAGAAGGCGCCTTTTCAGGCGCTGAAAGCGCAAATAACCGGGCAGTCTTCGAAACCCGGTTTCGACGTCAACAGCGACCCCTTAGCCATGTCGCGCGCGAACAACGTCCAATTTAAACAATACTTAAATAACGGCCAGACTAAAGAAGACTTGAAAGTGCTGCAGGCCGCCCTGCGGAGCGACGACTCTTCCCGGTACGTCACGCAGGAAATCGCGGCTATGCGCAATAAAACGGAGATCGGCCTGAGCGGAAGCGATATGGCGGTCCGTCAAGCCAAGGGAATCCGCGAAGCGCAGGACGCCATGTTCCAGGATGCGAAGTCGGTGAACCCCTACTTGAAAGAAAGCGACCTGCACTTATTGGGCGTATCCTACAACCGGGAGCTGGTTTCCAAAGTCACCCAGGAAGAATTCGTCGATAAAATGCTCGCGCGCGCCGGAAATAATCTGATCGGCGAGCCGGAAAGAATCAAAGCCATGCTCGGGGAGACCTACCAGAGCATTATATCCGGGCTGCCCGCCCAGGCGCAGGACATGAGCAACGAGCGCTTCTGGGACCCCCAAGGTACCGGCGGCAACCAGGCGCTCAGCAGCGCGCGCCACAAAGTATTCGTCTTCAACGACTGGCAAAGCGAATTCGAGCATAACGCGGAATTCGGCGACTCCCCCTACAACGCTTACGTGAAGCAGACCCAGCGCTGGGCGGACTACGTGGCCACGACGACCAAGCACGGCACCGCCCCCGCCGATAACGCCGCCCGGCTATTCCAAGATACGCTGAACAACTGCGACACTCCCGAGCAGAAAGCCTATCTTCTGAAGCAAAAAGACTACTTGAAGAAAAAATTCGACGCGACGACCGCCTCGCGCGACAACACCGCCTGGAACATCCAGGGCCGGATCGCGCAAGCGCTGATCACGTCGGGGAATATCTCGAAGCTGCTCAATCACGTGCCGCGGACTTTCACGGCCGGACCCGCTTATTTGGCGCAAATACGCGACGCCTACGGCATGAATATTTTCGAACAGACGGCGAGCTTCGCCCAGGGCGTGGGTCGCCTCATGGGCAACTTAGGCGACGCCGGCCGAAGCGCGATGGCTGACATGGGAGTCGCGTCGACGTCGGTCATGCGCGACATGTCCAACCAATTGGCCGCCGGCAACGGCGAGAAGATCAGCTTTTTATCCAAGGCCGCACGCGTAGCGGGCAAGCTCACGCTCGCCGACTACGCCACCGACGCCTGGAAGTTCGTCCAGACCGAAGGCGACACGCGGCTTCTGGGCCGCGTAGCGGGCAACGCATTCGACGACCTGCGCCCGGAAACCCAGGAACTGCTTAACAGGTATAATTTGGGCGGCGACCGCTGGGACGTGGGAAGAATGGCGCTCGACGAAAACGGGCGGCTCACCCCGAGCGGCGTGAAGAACATCCCCGACGACGCTTTCCGACAGATCGTCGGGAACAGAACCTCCGACATCCCCCGCATCCGGATGCAAATCGCCCAGGGTATCGGGACTCTTTTGAACGAACGCGCTTCCATGACCGTCGCCGAAAGCAACTCGGCGAGCCGCGCGCTGCTGTACGGCAACACCAACATCAACGAAGCCGAGGGCATCGTCAGGAATATCATGGGGCAGTTCAAAGGCGCGTCGATCGTCCGGCAGCAACTGCTCGCGCGGACGTTCCGGAGCGGCGGCGACAACACTTCGAATTGGACAGGCTCCATGAGTTACATGCTCCAAAGCGCGTTCGCCGGCATGGTTGGCCAGCAGTTGATCGAGTTGGGCAACCGGCGGTCGCTGCTCGACCCTACCGATCCGAAGATCATCGCCCACATGATCGAGTCCACGGGCATCGCCGGATTCTTCGGGTCGATGGCGGCGGATTATATGACTTCCAACAAGCCCGACGCGTTCAGGCGGGTCATCGAGGGCGATATGGTCGGACCCGCCGTGGGAACCGTTTCTTCCGCCGCGGAGGCGGCCGGCCGGACGTTCCGCGGCGCCAAGCAGGCGTACAGCGGGGAAGTCAACGACAACCAATACGGCCAAAAGCAGTGGGCGGATCTGCTCGAATCGCTGACTCCGGGGCAGGCCTTTTACAGCAAAGGCGCTCTTGATTACACGCTATTCGATGCGGGGCACAGGTTTATCGGCCACGACGGGCACTTGGCGGATTTAAAGAGACAGATGCAAAGCCACCGTGACCTTTTCGGTGGCGCTCAACAGAACATTTGGGGAGAATAAATTATGCGTTTAAAAACACTCTTTCTCGTTCTGGGGTTAGTCGCCGGAGTTTGCGTCGCGCCCAACCGGGGCTGGACCACGGTTTCCAACCAGGCGACCCAGACGGTCACGGCGTTCGGGAACGGGTCGACGACCAGCTTCGCGATTACTTTCGACTTCCGAAGCAATACCTGGCTAACCGTCACGCTGTTCGACACTTCGACCACGCCGGTGACGTCTTCTCAAGTCCTGCAAAACAACTTGAGCACGGGCTTTCAAGTCAGCGGCGGTAACCCGGGTACGACGATCGTCATGGGCACGGCGCCGACGACGACCCAGTATTTGGTCATTTCGCGCAGCGTGCCGCTCACCCAGCCGGTGGTGTTCAACCCGGCGAGCATCTTCCCTTATAACGGCCTCAGCTCGGAACTCGACGCGCTGACGCTCGCCATCCAAGACGTCGGCTCCAACGGCGGCACGTCGCTCGATATCCCGAACACTCTGGTCGAACGCGACGCCTACGGCAATTTCGCGGCGAGCGTGATCACGGCGAATCTGGTGGGGAACGCGACCAGCGCCACGACCGCCTTGAATAACGCCAATCTCACCGGACCGATCACGAGCGTCGGAAACGCGACCAGCATCGCCTCCAAGACCGGCACCGGGACGACGTTCGTCGTCAACACGGCACCGACGGTCTCCGCGTTGACCCTGACCGGGATCACCACGCTGCCGAATTCTTCCAATATCGACGCGAGCGGCAATGCCGTACTCAACGGCACGGCGGGGATCACGCTTGGCAGCGGGTCGCTGACGTTGAACAGCGGGACTTCCACCAAGGCGTACGGTCTGCAAGTCAATACGACGCTCGCTTCGGGGACGGCCATCGGGGTCAACTCGTCTCCGAACTACACGCTGACGGGCAGCCAGAATGCCACGGATTTTTACTCCAACGGGTTCGTGGACGTCATCAGCGGGACTACGGCGAACTGGACGCACTACTGGGCGGCTTCAGGGCCCGTCAGCGGGGGCACGGCCGCGAGGGAAACAGGGGTCTACCTCCAGGGCGTCAACGCCGTTGGCACCGACGCCACCAACGTCGCGGCTATCACGGACTCCCAGGCGTATACCGGCGCGTGGTTCATCGATCAGGTCGCGACGGATAAAAGTCAATTCAACGGCGACGTGACTTTGAACGGTGCCACCACCGGCCTCGCCGTCACCAATAACGCCACGGTGGGCGGCACCTTGGTGGTGACGGGCGCGGTGTCGGGTTCCAATTTAACTGCGGCTGGCCACGCGTCGCGGGATATGACCAACGTGCTCGGAACGGTCGGATCGATCATCGTCGCGAGTCCGAGCGGTACGCCGTCGAATCTTCCTGGGTCCGCGGCAGCTGGCCGTCAATTCTTGGTGGAAGCCGGGCCGTCCACCACTCCGAGCTGGCTCCCTATAGTTTCCGGCGACATTCCGACGCTTAATCAGAATACCTCTGGAACAGCATCGAACGTGACCGGCATCGTAGCCGGAGCGAACGGCGGGACCGGCACCAATCTATTCAAACAGAATTTCGTACTGGCTGGCCCGGCGGTAGCGCCATCGGCAGCGCCTTCACCGCGCGCGCTAGTGCTAGCCGACTTACCGGCGCAAACTGGCACCGGAAATGTAGTTTTGTCCGCGTCTCCCACCTTGAGCGGTACCGCGCTCGCGGCCAGTCTCACGCTTTCAGGAGTGGTGGGGATGGGCGCGACCGATTCCACCGCGTTTTTCGCGATCAACAGCAACGCGGCCGCCGACCCGATCAGCACGACGTCCCAGCGCGCGCTCTATATAGAACCGGGGTTTAATACTTCCGCGAACGCCAACATTTTTGCAATCGAAACTAATATTCAAACATCGGCTAGCCCGGGTCCAGGAAACGTCCTTTCCTACACTTCGGGGGGAATGTCGTTAGCTTCCGGCGCCGCCGCCCCCACCCGTTATGTCGATTTCTACGCTACGGGAGCGGCCAACCATGTAGCCACGAGTAACGCCGCTCTTGCGGACGGAGTGGCCTTTACCAGCAATTGGTTCATCAATCAAGCGGGCGCCGATCCGAGCACGCTAGGGGGCGCGCTTACGCTTTCAGGAACGACGACTTTCCCAGCGGGCACTACTCTCGACACGTCGGGGAATCTCGTGCTCGGAAATACCGCGTTAGGTTCCACTAGCCTAAAGGTAGAGACGAACGCCGCCAGTTCGGCCAACCTGGGTGTTTTTCTTCAGAATACGAACACCGGGAACACCCAAGTTAATTGGCTGATCGCGGATAACCAAATCACCGGGGGCGCGCTGGAATTCATCCCCTCCACGGCGGCACACGGCACGACCTACTCGACTCCCGCTCTGAGGGTGAACGGCACGGGCACCGTCGCTATCCCCGGGGTGACCACGGGCACTAACGCCGATTTCGCCTGCTTTGCATCGGGTGGTATCCTCCAACTCCAGTCCACCGCTTGCACGATCTCTTCCCGGCGGTTCAAAGAGAACATCGTGGACCTGCCGGAATCGGGCGGTCTAAGCGATATCCTAGCGCTGCGCCCGGTGCAGTTCAACATGAAGCACCTGGGGGCCGAGAACGGCGACCCGGTGAATTTCTACCACACGCAGCCCGGCCTGATCGCCGAAGAAGTCGCCGCCGTGAATAAGAACCTCGGGGTCTACGAGAAAGACGACAAGACTTTGAAGTCTTACCGGCAAGAAGCGTTGATCGCGGAACTCGTGAAGTCCGTCCAGCAACTCGAAGACCGCCTCGAAACCGTGGAACATGCCTGTGGGCGTTGAACTCGGAAACGGGTAATATTAAGACTGGGAGGTCAAGGATGACGGAACAGGGCGTGGAACGGATCATAGGTAAGCTTGAGGCGTACGGCAAACACAACGCCGAGAACATCGCGAAGATGGCGCGCGATATCTCGGAAATGCGCCAACACTTCGAAGACAAGATCGAGGACCTGAACGCGTATCGGTGGAAGCAGATCGGCATGTCGACGGCCATCGCGGCGATCCTGTCCATGTTCGCCAGCGTCGCCATGGAGCTTTTCAGAAAATGAACCTGATGTTGATCCGGAAGCAATGGACCCCGACCGGAGTCATCGGCGAGCTGCATGACGATAACCTCAACTTGGTCGCGGTCACGCTCGAGCACGCCTACAAAGCCACCCCGCCCAGCTCCCACCCCTGGATGCCCAAAGTCCCTAACGGAACCTATACCTGCGTTCGAGGCATGCACCAGCTCGAGAAAATGCTGGTGCCGTTCGAGACTTTCGAGATCACCGGCGTGCCGGGGCATTCGGATATTCTCTTCCACGTCGGCAACTACGACGCGGACTCTTCCGGCTGCGTGCTCGTGGGCGAGAATGTTTCATACGGCATGATGAGCTTCATGATCACCAACAGCCGCGCGACCTTCGCCAAGTTCATGGCGCTCCAAGACAGCGTCGACTCCTTCCAGCTGACGGTCGGGGGATGATCAAAGAGCACTTGCTCACCCACGGACATTGGTATTTAATCGGGTCTTACGTTCTTCATAAATTAATCAAGGGGAAATCCAAGATGGAAAAAGACATCGCTTTGGGCAGTGCCGGCAAAGTGTCGCTTTCGTTCTCGGGCGGCAAAGCCGTCGTATCGGCTGCCGCGTCGGAAGACGGTGGGGCCGTGGTGATCAACGCTTCGGTCGTCGCCGACGCCGGTCTGTTCGTCGATCAGCTCGAGGCCATCGTAGCGAAAGCCCTGCCCGCGACCGCCGCGATCGATCCCGCGATCTTCGCCGTGATCAAGTCAGCGGTCATGTCGATCGCTTGATCGCTTCGCCGTTTCCGGCACTCACCCAGGCCCAGACGCTGTTCCAGACTTTGGTTTGGAACAGCGTCTGGGCCACGGGTAACATCGCGCTGCTCGCCGCCTTCCCGGTGCTCAAGCTGCCCGTCGTGAGCTTTCTCGAGGGCGAAGCGGAGACTACGACCCGCGACTGGATTTATAATTATATCTGCCTGTTCATCGACATCGAAGCCCTGCGGCTGGTCAACGCCGCCCACCAAGCCGCCTACGAAGCGGCGAGTATCGAACTCAAAACGATAGCCGCCGGGACGCCGGCCTACCAGAAAGCCTTGGCCGATGCGGAAGCTGCTCTGTCTGATTTTGCTCGTTGGTACGCTTAGCTGCGGGAGCCCCAAAATCAACGTCACGGTCCCGAACGTGCGGCTCTACTCCGTCGCGGGGCACGTCACGGATGGAGCGATTTGGGCCGACACCGAAGACGCGCTGACCGGCGCGATCACGGACGTGGCGCTCGTCGAGTTGCTCGAAGCCTCCGACGGCAGCGACCCGGCGAACCCCAAGCACGCGGCCAGCGTCATCCTCACCACGACCGACTACGAAAGTTTAATCACGGCGTTCGAGACCGCGTGCCTGGACTTGGGCAAGTATTGTACAACCCAGATCAAGAGCAACATCGCTAAAATGCGGTCCGTGAGAGATCGGCTCCGAGGTAGGTCCCTCGGCGAATGACGTGAGCTTCCGCGATCCCGCAGATTAAAGCCAGGCACCAGCAATGGATCGGCATGCGGAGCGGATAGTCAAATAGACCCATGGCGACGAAGCCCGCGAGCGCGGCGAACAGCGGCGGGTAGTGCCACGAAACTAACAGCAAGCGCGAGAGGCTTAAGAGCACGCACGCCATCCCGATGACGCCGCCTTCGATCAAGAGCTGCAGCCAGTCCGAATGCAGCCACATGAAATAGCCGCCGTGGTAATTGCCCGTCGAGATCTGCTCGAGGGGCGTCAGTATCTGGGACGTCGCGTAGCCCATGCCGGTCAGCAGGCTCCCGTGCGCCCGCCACCAGTCCCACGACATCCGCCAGATGCCGGCCCGGTTGTTCGAGTCCCAGAAGTCGTCGCCGATGAAGTGCATCCCCGCCACGATCATGACGACGGCGAGTAAACTGATTCCGTAGCAGGCGTAGATCCGCTGGCGGGGCCGCGCGCGGGAGAAGAAATAAGCCGCCGTCACGACGCCCAGGACGCCCCAGGGGATGCTTGCGCGCGTCCGGTAGGCGGCGATAAAGACCAGCCCCCAGGCCAGCGCCCGGAGCGCCCAGGCTTCGGTTAAGACCCAGATAAAAGGCAGCAAGCAGGCGAGCAGCGACGCGCCCATGCTCGGGTTCCCGAACCAGATGCCGTTATTAGGCGGGCTGCGATTGCCTTCGAACGGCAGGCATAGAATACCGACCGTGCCGATCAAGCATATAGCTGAGAAAGAAATAAGAATGCCCCGGCTCGCGCGGCGGGTAACCCCGGCGAACAGACAGGCGAGCAGAGTGAACTGCATGAGCGCGTATAAAGCATTCTTTTGCATGGCGAGTAACGTCACGTCGTCGACCGCGCTCCGGTAACTTTGCTGGGGCCAGACGGCGAGCGCGCCGATATTCCAGAAAGCGTAAAGCAACAGCGGCAGGTGCCAGAAGCTCGTACGCCGCGAGCAGACCCAGGACAGCGCGGCACCGAAAAAAAAGACCAAGACGGCCCACTTGCTCAGCCACGTCCGGCTCCAGTACTCGCCCGTGCCGAATAATAATAATACCAGGCTGCCGGCTAGGATTAACCGCGACTCCCAGTATTTCAAAGCTTCGCCCCGAAGCGCTCGCGTAGCAGCGCCAGGTGATCGGGCCAGTCGTTGGGGGTTGAACTTAAGCTCAATCCTCCCGCGCGGGAATGCCGGTCGAGTTTGAGCTGTTGCAGTTTGGTCGGCGCTTCCCCGTCGATTTTAAGCTCGTTTCTAATGCTGATGCCTTTCAGGCAGATCACGAGATCGGCGACGCCTTTGCGCGCGCGCTCCTGCGTGCCCAGAATATCGATGCTATCGCCGAATGTTTCCTTTAATTCTTTCACCACGCGCTTCTTGAATACGTTCTCTCCCTGGGGTCGGCTCATCGGGTACTCCTTTGGTGGTCGGTATGTCGTAATAGAAAAACGTGCGCTCCCACGGGAGGCCGTTCTGGTCGGGGACCGTCTCGACTCCGCAGCCGATCGGTCGCGCGTCTTCGGGCACTTGGGCGTTGAAAGGCAGGCGGATGATCTGTCTCATAACCTGTGCTCCTGTAAATCGTAAAAGTTTGGCCCCACCGCTACGCTAACGTCCATCTCCAAGTGCCTCTTGTCTCTATGAGCGCCGACCATAATACGCCTGATCTCAGGAAGCAAGGGAAGATCCCGCTTATCCAGGTTAAGAACAATCTCGTCATGGATAACGACGAGCATAAACGTCTCGGGTCGCGCGCTCTTTTTGAGAAAATTGGCGACGTCAATAATGGCGATCTTAAGAATCTCGGCACTCCCGCCCTGAATCCGGTAGTTGAACGCTTTGTACTCGAAGCCCGGATCGAAGTAGAAGCGCCGCCCGAGCCAGTCCGTGCCGAAGGGCTTGCAGACGCGCGACAGCGCGCGGGAGTACCGGGCGGTAGCCGCCGCCTGCCGGTCGATCGCGTCGGAGATCGTCCGGGCGACGGCTTCGGAAACGCCCAAAGTCGCTGCTATCTCCGGGACGCCCGCGCCGTATTGCTTGGCGAAGCGGCCGTTCTTGGCGAGGCTGCGGGGCACGCCTGCCATGTCGGCGACTTCCTGGTGCAGGTCGGCGCCTGATTTGATCCTTTCGATCATGGGCATGTCGTCGGCCTCGTCGGCCGACTTACGCAGTTCCATTTGGGAGTAGTCCAACGACGCGATCAGGCAGCCTTCGCGCGCGATGAATGCCCGCCGGATCGGGAACGCGGTCGTCTCGTCTTCGTCCGTCGACCAGTTCTGCGCGCTCGGATCGGAAATGCTCATGCGCCCGGTAACGGCTTTATTCGAGTGAATGCTCGGGTGGATAATGCCGTTCTGTTCCAGCTCGAGAAAGTTTTCCCAGTAAGCGCTCAGTCGTTTGACGGCGCGCCGGTGGCCCAAGAGCGCTGTAACAACGGGATGTCCTTGGTCGCCGACAAGAGCATCTTCCGTGAAAGAAGCGTTGCCGAGGGCAGTTGCCCCATAACGAATTCCATGGGCGTCAAAGACGGGCCGGAGCGTTTTTCGCGAGTCCACGAAGGGAACAGCCGCGAGGCTTTCGAACGCGGCCTTTGAATCGGCGATTTGCTGCTTTTCATATTCCACGGCCCTCATGCAATAGTTGACGTCGACTAAAAGCCCGTTCCGTTCCATCTCGAACAGATGCGGGAGAACGTTGGCCTCTAATCTGACGACAGGTTTAATTTTAATCGGCGAAGAAATATCCCAGGACTTGAAGACTTCGACTTGGTGCCGGCGCAGGCGCCACGAAAGCCAGGCGTCCTGTTCTACGTAAGGCACGATGATATCCCGAGGCGCGCCGGCGTAATTGTTTTTATTGCCGCGGATCTTCAGCCACTCGAGCATGGGCGGGTACTTGGTTTCGCCGATCCGAAGCGCGCAGTTTTGCAGCGAATAGCTCAGGTGACTGTTGCGCTCTACGCGGGCCATGGTTTCAGAATCCCAGACTTCGCCCGCGACGCTCACGCTGAATTGCTCGTGCAAAAACGCCAGCTCGAACTTGGCGTTATGCGCGCAGTATTTGATCCGCGGGTTCGAGAACAGCGCCTGCATCGCGCGCAAAATAATCAGCTCGCTTTCGGGGTTCGGGTAACCGCGGAAATCGAAACTGTACTTTAAGCCGTCCACATGGGTAAACCCGAGCAGGAAGGCTCTGTCGCCTTGGTAGGGGCGCAGGCCGGTCGTTTCGAAATCGAATCCGATCTCGCCCGTTTCGGGGTGGTTCCCGATGCCTGCGGCGACGTCTTCGAACTGTGAAAGTACGAGTTCCATAAAAATAAAAAGTCCGGGCCTGTGCTACCAGCTTGCGTCCCGCCTGCATGTTACTGCGGTCAGGAACCCGGGATCACTCAGTACTCCCCGTCCGTCACGCCGAAGATCTCGGCGCCCATGACCACGGGCTTAGCGGCCGTGCCCACTTCTTCGGAAGGTTCTTCCGCGTCCGCGAGCTTGTAATTCCCGGCGGCCAGCATCGCGAGCCAGCTCTCGGCGGCGGCCAGTTCCCCCGGCGTCGCAGCCAGCGGATTGACGGCCGTGATCACCGGCACGCCGTAGGTCGCCGTGTCTTTCTTTTCTTTCTTAACCGACAGTTCGACAAAATTCGCGTAGGGCTTCTTCCGGAAAAAAACCTGCTTATAGAGATACGTCGCCAGCGCGCGGCCGGCGTTCATGCCGGTCGAGCGAAAGCGCAACAGGCACGGGAAGCCTTCGCCCTTGTCCAAGTCCGTCTTGAGCAGCACGAAAAAGTTGAACGTATGGTAGCGCTTGACCGGCACGCCGTCGACCAGTCCCTCGCCTTGGAGTTTGTCGTTCGCGGCGGTCAGGGGCTCTTCGCCCATGAACTTGAAGCCGCTGTCCTGGACGTTGTAAGTGCGGAGCGTTTTGAAAAGCTTCAGGGGTAGTATTTTAATGCCTGTCCCGAACTTCGCCAGGACTTCTTCGGTCTGCATGTTGACGATATCGGCGAGCACGGCTTTGCCGTCGCCCACGAGCGCCGACGTCCCCTGCATGACTTGGATCGACGGGATCACCAGATCGGCGGTTTCGACGCCGAGTTCGCGCAAAGCGGCTCCGCGTTCTTCGGCTTCCGATTTTAAAGCCAGCGCCGTTTGCTCTAAATTACCTTGTTTCACTGCTACTTGTTTGCTCATTTTATTTTCCTCTTGGTTAAATCGCCGTGTCGTTATGATCGGCGAAAGCTGATGCCCATGCGGGTCTTGACGTCCGAAACCCCGGGGAGCGTCGGTTCGCCTTCCCCGCGCTCTTCGGCGAGAGCGTACTGTTCCTGCACCCAGGACGTGAACGTCGCCGAATGGATCGACGCCATGTCGTCGAAGCGGCCGATCGACTTGAGATAGTCGAAGAGCGCGACTTTCTCGGGTCCGACGGGCAGCTTCGCGGTGAAGCGGCCGACCACGGAGAGCTTGCCGGCGGGGGCGTCGTAGCTCTTTAGATTGCTCGCCATGAGCAGGTCGATAATCAACTGATTCAACCGCTCGACTTCGGCGCAAGCGTTGGAGAGCTTGCCCTCGATCTCTTTCTTCACGTCGCGGGCGGCGGCCAGCGTGTCAGCCAGGGCGTTGACTTCGAGCAGGGCCTTCTGAATCTCCGACGAGGTTTCGGCGGGTTCTTCGGCCATCTTGCTTCTTAGGGCGTCCAGTTCTTGTGCGGTCATTTTAGTTCTCCTGCACCGGACTATCACCCATCCGCTTATCCAAAGCAAGAGAAATATTCCCCGAGCGCGCTTTATTTCTAATGTCGCGACAAGTAAGGCAGCGCCGGGACGGCCCAGTAGACGTTGACCGCAAGCGGGTATTCCGCTTCGTGAACTTGTGCCCCCATTTACAGTGGGTCTTACGTTGGTGATGCTGTCTGCCCCGCGAAATCATGTCGGCGATGTTCTCTTTTTGGGTACCGATTAAGAGATGCCCCGGGTTCACGCAAAGGGGCGTATCGCAGGTATGCCTGAGCATCCGTCGTCCCAGAACGCAAGAGTGCCAAAACTCATAGGCCAGGCGGTGTGCGCGCAGGTTCACCCACCTGCCCCCGCGCCAAAGGGTGAACTGGCCGTACCCCTTTGAAGTGGGCCTTCCGGACCAGATCCAGCAGTGTCTGGATTTGCGTACTTTTAACCAGAAACGTTGACGTTGGTTTCCCCGGCTTTTGCCCACTCCAAAACCCTCTTTTGGACGTTTATCTTGCGAATCAGGGCATCGGCGATTACCTCGTCGATCGTACCCTTTGCAATCAGGTGGTAGTGTACGACCTTGTCGTGGATTTCACTGCCTCCGCGATATGTACGGGCCATCGACTGTTCATAGTGGAGTGCTGAATACCCGCGCATATAGTAAATCGTGTTGAGGGCTATTTCGAGCCCCGTAATACCCTCGCCGGCTGCTGCGGGGTTTGCAATCAGAATCTGCGCTTCTCCGGCGGTAAATTTACGCTTGTTCTCTTGCTTTTGGGCGTCGGTGGTCTGCTCCCCGGTCAAGAACGTGTACGAGATCCCGCGCGCTTCGAGCGCCTCGGCTATTTTCGCGTAGGACGGTCGGTATACGGTCCAAATCAGCGCGCGTTCTTTTCCCAGAGAGTCGACGATATCCATGAGCGCGTCAAGGCGGGGATTGTCGTCAAACCAAACGGGCGCTGTCGGCGTGCCGTCGGCGCTGTCGGGCTGGACAAACCCGCAAAGCATCTGTTGCAGGCGCATGCCGGCGACCATTTGGAATTCCGTGCTCATGACTTTGGCGTTCAGCTCAACCACGAAGTCCTTCTTGAATTCTTCGTAAAGTTTCTTCTGGGCCTTAGAAAGGCCCACTTCGATCGGGACTATTTGGAGTTCCGGGAGGTCGAGGCACTCTTTGCGGGTGACCCGGTAGAACGTCTTTTTCAGCTTTTCGCCGATTTCTTGGGCCGCCCACGGGTGCGGGACCCAGTCTGGGTAGGAGAACTGTCTTCCAGCGTTTCGATCGTAGAAATAGCGAGATCTAAAGCTCCAATAGCCAGGACCAAAGATACAGGGATCAAGCGCTTTGTATTGTCCGAAGATATCCAAGAGACTGTTTGGCGCTGGCGTTCCGGTAAGGAGGAATCGTCGATCTGCTCCTTGGCATAAAGGATAGATTGCTTTACTACGCTTAGCTCTGCTGTCTTTAATTCGGTGGGACTCATCGAGGACCACGATTTCCGGGCTGAACTTGAGCAGGAGCGCGTAGAAGTCTTTGATTTGGACGCTTTCATAGTTCGTGACGACGATGACATTTTCTTCTTTCTCCAGTATTTTAGCGAGAGCTTCCACTCGGTGCCTGCCCGCCGCTGTCAACGCGCGCACGGCGTGCTCGGGGATTTTCGTGAACTTAGCGATCTCGGGCGCCCACTGTTTACAGACGGTCAGGGGCGCGAAAATCAAAGTCTTGCGGATGCGCTTATGCGCGTTGAAATCTTCGGCCAGGATCTTCGCGATGCAGGCGGTTTTGCCCGTCCCGGCCTCCATGAAAAGCGCCAACGAATGTTCCGTGCGTGCGCGTTCGACCGGGATTTTTTGGTGTGCGCGGAGGGTGAGCATCAGCTGCCGGTGACCCGCCCGTAAATACGCTGCAGGCAGGCCATCTGTTTCGGGCTCAAGTGGCTTTTCTTCACCCATTGGTCGGCCAGGCTCGAGAAGAATTCCGCCTGGAAGTCCTGCTCGTCGATGCAGCCTTCGATTTCTTTGACGTAGTAATCGGCCATCTCTCGATCTTTCGGGTCCATCATATCCAGTGCTCCGCCACGGCTAAAAGCGCGAGCGCGCTAATAATAAAGCAAACGAACGCCGGCCACGCGTCGGGGCGATCTTTCCGCTGGCGTTCAAGCATTCTTAAGACCTAAGTTAAAAACGCACTTCAACGCGTGCCCGGCCCCGGCCCAGTAGGCGCTTCTCCGGGGATACGCTTTCGGGAACAGACGGCCGAATCCGTCGATATTCAACTTGCTCGGCGGCAGTTCGTGGTCCTGCCGCCAGTTCTCGTAGGCTTCGAAGACTTCCTGAAGCGGCAGCTTCACGCCGGGCGCCGGCAGCGCCACGTCGAAAAGAAACTGCGTGATCGCGGCGTTCTCCGCGGCGAGCGTCTTGGGCGGGATGGTCTTACGGGCTTTCGGCATGGGGGACCTCTTCGTTAACCGCGGCGATCACGCCTTGGGCCGCTTCTTGGACTTTCGCCAGGTCGGCCTCGAGCGCGACGACATGCCGGTGCTCTTCGCGCCAGGACTGGTCAGCCTGCTTTTCCGCTTCGTTAGCGGCGTCCCGTTCATGGGCGGCGTGCTCGAACGCCGTTTCGGCCGGCGCTTTCTGGCCGGCGCCGCAGCCGCCGCAAATTTCCCGGCCGCCCAATTCGATGCCGCATTTCAAGCAAGTTCTACGCATATCAGCCTCCTCCGCAAATAAAGCGCACGGGGAGTTCCGGTACCCGGAACGCCGGCGCGGTTTGGAACAGTTCACTTTCATAAGATCCATCGTTACGGTCATGCTCTTGGAATACCCCGTCGGACACCAGTGACGGGAACATGATCGAAACCGGGGTCAAGTCCGGTTCGAGTTCCAAGTCGTGGTAGCGTCCCAACACGCAGTGCCCGAGTTCGTGGGAGATTAGATTTTGCCGGGAGATCTCCGAGGCGCGGTCCCACCAGAATTTCTTGATCGTCACGTTATGCGAAATTCGCGGGTTGTCTTCGTTGCCGATGAATTCGCATAACCCGATCACGGTCGGCGACCACTGGGAAAGCGGTCCGAATGCGATGCTTAAATTCTTCGGCCACCTCACCGGGGTTTCGGCGCTGGCTCCCCAGGCGATGAATCCGACGACGTAGGGCTCGAAAGCGGCGTCGCCCGTATAGAGTCGCGCAGGACTTGGGCGTGGAAGCGGTTGATTTCCATCTGGAGAGGGTACAGGGCTCGGGCCGCCGCTCGCTCCTCCCGAAGGACTCGGCGATACAACCGACAGCGGCGTTGGCGTGTATTCAGGCGCATAAGTTTCCTTCTTTCCGCACGCGGCGAGCGCGATCACGGTTAAAAATACGGCGTATTTCACAAAGACTCTTCTTTCCATTGGGTATGGGGATAGATGCGCAGATTCTTACCCCCCACTTTGATCTGCCTCGACTGTTTAATCGCGCTGGTTAAAACCCCGTGCACCATCGTGTTGCCGAAATTCACGGAGTTCATCTGTTTATAGTTGTTTTCCAAGCACCAGATCTTATACCTGTCGTACGCTTCTTTGCACGTAATATAATTACTCTCGGGGATGTCAAGAGAGCTTAACAGGCATTCTTTTCCCCACTCGACCGCGCTGTTGCCGGCGAGCAGGACTTTTTCCTGCGCCGTGGCCGCCGCCGCCCCGCCGCGCGATACTTTTATTTTTCCGCCGTTCACGCGTAAATTATCTTGCAGCCGGCGTACCAGCATCGGGGTGATATTCGGGGCGTCGGCGATGAGCTGTAAAGCTATATTTTCGTCGGGGGACGCGAACGTGTGGTCGAACGGGATCACGAGCAGCCGCGACTTGAGCGCCAGGCCCTGTTCGTGGAAGCGCGGCGTTTTATTAGCGCTGAATATGAGCTTGGCGCTGTTTCGCATCATAAACGCCCGCTCGCCTTTATGCTCCACCTGCAATTCGCCGCCGGCGCTGAGATTTTTAATGGTGTTGGTCTCTTCCAGGCTTAAATCCGTGCCCGAGGACTCTTCGGAAATGTTGGCAAGCTTGCCTTCAAGATGCGCCGGCGCGAAGCGGTTACCGCCCAGCTGCGCGAGCGAAATCGCTTCGTAGTTATCGCGGCCTAAAACGGCTTGCATGATGCGAAGCAGGGTGGACTTGCCGTTCCGGCCTTCGCCGACTAAATAGGCGAAAACGTGGTCGTCGTAAGTCGGCCAGAGGCAATAAGCCATCATATCCAGCACGGAATCCATGAGTTCGGTGCGGTTATCCATCACTTGGGCCAGCCAGTCGATGAACAGTTCCGACGTCGCGTCGGGGTCGAAGTCATAGGGCAGGCAGTATTTAAAACCCCAGGCATCGGAATGGGGAATTAACTTGCCTTGAATAATATCTACCACGCCGTTTTTGCAGTTCAGCTTGCCTTTGATGCTGGTTTCGAAAAGGGCCTTCTCGCGGTCTTCGGACAGGATATTATCCCGCATGACTTTCTTCACGAACTCCGTGCAGTGCGCGTCGCGGAGCTTGTCGGGGTGGCCGACTTTTTTATCCAGCCAGCCTTTCATTTCAAGCTGTGAAGTCGGCAGGTAAAAGCCGTCTTTATAAATAAATACGCGATCAGGTATGCACGTCACGTAGGGAAACGCGCCTTGGTAGACTTTGGCCAGGTCCCCGTAGTGCGGGTGCACGGGGCCGTTTTTGCCCATCACCCAGAAGCCGTCTTCGGAACTTGAGATATGCTCTTGCGATTTCAGGGCCAAGGGCGTCGCGATCTTGCCTTGGTGCGGGCAGGTTTCGCAGATACCGGGGATGGCGTTGCCGACAGTCGAGCACTTCGGCGCGCCGTAGCGTATGCCGTGCTCCCACTTGGCTTCGAATTCGACGCCTTGGAGCGACTTGGAACTTCCGGCTGCGTTGAAAATGCCTTGGGCGAGTTCTTTCGGGGTGACGAGTTGGTTGTGATAGAGCGCCCGGTCTTCCGGCGCCATGGCGCTGAGTATGCCGGTAGCCGTCATGAAATGCGGTTCGTGAACGGTCTCGGGGTGCTCGATCACCGACTTCAAAAAGCGGCATTCGCGAATCACTTCTTGGAAGTCGGGCCGCGGGTAGGTGCGCTTGGCGACTTCGGGCTTGATATTTAGAGCGTCGAGCTTGTCCAAGCCCGAGAGCTTGATAATATCGAGTTCCAGCGGCACTTGCCCGGGGTCTTGGAGCAAAACGCAGTCTTTCGAAACGCCGTTCTTTTCGTTGACGGTCCCAGGCAGGCGCAAGATTCGCGGCGCATCCCAGACCGCCGGGTCGGCTGTTCCCGGCAGGCCAGCCTTTTTAAAAGTCTGGTTCAGGCGGTAAACCAGTTCGTTGTAATGCGGCTTGGTCTCTTCCAGGAATTTATTGGACCGGATCGGCGTCGCGAGATGCGCCAGAATATGCAACCCGTTGCCGCTGCAGATAAATACTAAATTAGCCGGCGTCACGCCGAGTATCCCGGCGGCGAGCGGCAGGTACTCCCAGGCTCGGCCCGTGTCGGCGTGGTCGATATCGAACTGTAAAACGGTCTGTTTCTCGAAAGTCAGCTTCGTCCGGGAAGGCCTGTCGGCGTCCAGGCCGCTGTGGTGCGCGACGGTATAAAAGCAGTTTTTAAGATTTTCGGGGTTAGCGCTCCGCAGCTTTTCGAGAATCGCTGGCAGGTTCGCGAAGACGGCGTTAGAGTTCGAGACCACCAACCCGTTGGGAAATCCGTAGGGATGCCGGTGGGGGGTACTGCCTTTGCCGTCGGGCCGTAGAAGTAAAATCTGAATCATGGGGTGAGAGTTACCGTGCGACTCTTTCTTGGTAAAAGCAAGCGGGATTTACAAATATCCCAACGCGCACCGCTCTTCGAATTCACGGTCTTTGGCCGCCTCGCGTTCTTGGTAGCATTCGTAGCACGCGCACCATTCGCAACAGACGGTTTCGTCTTCTTCGGGTATTTCCGGTTTCATTTCCCCGTCTCCCGCAGCGCGGCGACAGCATGATTAGCCTTGCATGACCACATCGGACAGTCTGGACCGTCCGCGCATACTTCTCCGGGCCATTGAACTTTAGCGAAATCAGCCACCGCCTCAAGCGCCTCGATTCGCTTAGCCAGCTTCTCGGCTAAGGGGGATTGGGCGAGAACCTTGTCGGCCTCAATAACGGTATCGGTCGCCTCTGCGCCAAAGAATGGGCCGAACTCGATCGCATCCCGTAACTTTTTAAAACCCTCCCTCAAAACCAGCGCCTCGGCGCGGGCTTCGTCGCGCTCTTTGCGGAGGTTATTTATTTCCAAAGCACACTCCCCGTGCGGGTCCCCATCGGGCTCGATATCGAAACTCACTTCCCCTCCTTCAGCTTGCGCGCCAGCCAGTCGCCCCAATGATCGGCGTCTTGGGGCGGGGTCATTCGAGCGTAATCCGCTTCATCTGGCACCACTCTTTCGATCCCGCCTCCGATGCTGCCTGCAATTGCTCTGGCGTCAATGCGGCTTCAAGCTGCCGGTTATAGCATTCCAAGCGTTCAACTTCATTCGCAAGAGCGCGGACGTTATCCAACGTAGCGTTAACAAAATTACGATCCAATTGAGTCGACATTTCTATTTCTTCCTTTCAAGATAATCAGCCATCCGGATCAGGGCCTTGGCGACGGCGCGGGCTTGTTCCGGGGAAAATAGATTTCCATCGATGAAGACATTCTCCTCGGAGACACAGACCGCGAAACCGCCGATATATCGCGTGACCGGCTTCCGCAGCGCGGGCTTTTTAGCGCGGGGCTTCTTCATAACCCGAACACCCCCGCGACCGTCACGACGATGCCCACGATGACGAAATAGGCGTCGATCAGGACTAGGGGGATGAGGATGATGAGCGGGATGTGGAAGGTCATTTGCGACACCTCTTCTGACTCGCTTGCCGGCAGAGCTTGCAGATCCGAGCGCCCGAAGTCGCGTTGATGTAGGTAGTGTCAGGCGTCCAATCGTGGCCGTTCTTGCACTTGCTCATTTCTTTTCCCCGCATTCTTGGTTTAAAAACCTTTTCAAAGCCTCGACAAGTTCTTTGTCGGTCGTGATTCTTTTCCCGTCGTGGTAGATGCTGCCGTCATTTTTGAACTCGATCGAGTGGTCTTTTCTCGGCTCGATTCGCCATTTGTCCTCAAAAAGGATCGCGTTTTCCGGAGTCGCAGAGAGCGTGAAATGAACTGGTACCTGTGATGGGGTCATTTCTTTTTCCCCCGTACTTCGCGGAACTCGACGCATTCGGTGCGGTTACCCTCCGCATTCAAAACCGCGACCCTATCTCCGACATTCAAAGATTTCACTGGTACTCCTCCAACTTCAATTCATCTCTGCACACCCTGCGCAGATTCTCGTTTTCCGTTTCAAGGCGCTGGAAAGCGCGCTCGTTGCAAATGGCGGCGAAGGTCACGCCCAAGAGGAACATCGCTACGAGCGCGCCGACCAATACGAGCAGGGTGATCACGCTTCGCCTCCCGGCCCGTGGTAGGAAACGGACTTGCTTTTATTTCTATCACGCAAAAAATCCGCGATATTCGGCTCAACATTCGGGTCGCACGCGGCGGCTAGCATCACGCCGGCGGTCATCCCGAGAAAGAAATCGTACGTCGAGACATCCGGGTTATTCACCATCGCCTTGAAAAACAACGCGAAATCCCTGGCGGTCATGCCGGATTCGGCAGATTCCTTGTAAATTGTATCGAACATCGCGCGAACGGTTTCAGGCTGTTTTTCGACCGCGCCTTTGATGAAGTCGAAACCGTCTTCGGGTTTGAAAGTGCGTTTCATAAGTCACGATACCCTGAGCAGCTATAGCCCGTCACGAACGCTTTGTTTTTCTCGGCCGACGCGCGCGCCGTTTCAAGGCAAGCGGTTTCCGTTCGGTAAATCCGCGTTTTGAACGCTTCGCCGATTTCTTTATCGGACGGCAAGCCCGGCAGGAACACAAGAGACAATAACCAAATATGCATAATACGCTCTCCATTTCAAGTCAACCTATCTAAGTCTCTTACCACACGCAAGAGAAATCTATTATTCCCAGAATTCTTTGCCGCGCCATAGGCTGATCAAGCCCATGAGCGTGAGAAAAATAGCTATCGCCCAATCTCCCGCGTCCATTACTCTTCACCTACTACCGACGCGTACTTGCGTACTTGCGCGTTTACCCATTCGACCGGGCGCTTGACTAAATCGTCGTCCAAGTAACCCCCGTCGATCAGCATGTCATCCGCGCCGACGCGCAAATGTTTGGTCAGATTCGCCCGCAAATCGCGCCGCTCCCACGCCCATGAGCCTTGGTAGCCACGGTTATCGTCGGCCGCCCAAGCGAAAAATAACTTCCGGAAAAACGCCGGGTTCGCCAGCGCGTACCCGACTGTCGCTAAATCCATCGGTGAAGTATCGAGCTTCACGACGGGAATGGAACATTCGCCGGTGCCGTCGTTTTTATCTTCGCCGTACATGCTGGCAAAAACCCAGATTTCCACCGGCCGGACCGCTTGGAGTTTGCGCGCGAGAGCAAGTACGGCAGTTCCGCGCGCGGCCATGACATCGGCGCCGAAACCGCCGCTTACCGCTAAGTCCATGAATATTTTCACGGGCGCGACGTCGCTCGGCGAATCTTCCATGGCATACATGCTATCCGGCGAACCGGCGATAAAAGCAGGCACGCAAGGGAAAGCGCCGACGCGGGCATTCGACCATCGCGCGCCGGCTAATTCGATGCCATCCGCTTCCAGCTTTTCAAGCAATTTTTCGCTCACGCGAATCGCCTTCGCGTCGCCTTTGAAAAGATTAACTCTCGCTTCGGAATAGGTTTGATCGCCCGACCATGAATCGCGTTTTTCCCAGTCGGGTATGCTTGGTTTTTCCGTCGGATGCGCCGGCAAGCTTGCCGTGAATTCTCCCATTGAATCGTAAAATCTAATCGTCATAATCGCATGCCTCTTGGTTACTTTCGTCGATACCGCGCGCGCAGTCGTTCGGGCTATCGGCTCCGTGTTCGAATAATCCGCATGCGGCGGTTAGGCTATCCCGCGCGAGCGGCCGGGAGATGCCGCAAAGTAATATGAATAAAATAGCGGCGGACTTTAGCATATCGACGCCCATACGTCATCCGTAAGCGCGCCGCGAAGCACGCTTTGTTCGACTTCTTCCACGTCAATACCTGCCGCGAGTAAAGCTTGGCCGTAGAAAGTAGCGCGCGGGGAAATAATATGTCCTTTAATCCCCCGGTCGGCGATTTTTTTGCGCATCGCTTGCACGCGCGCTACCCATTGGGCGTTACTCGAAAGCGCTTTCTCTAAAGTTTCATCCAGCGGCCAATCTTGCAATATGAACCGATTTAAAAACGCCAAGTCTTGCTTCATGCGTCCGACAAAGTCGCTCGTCGCGCCGTTACCCGCCGTATTCGCGCCGGCCAGAATCAAACAGTCTTTGTGTCGCGTCACCATGCGATCCGGGAACCGGCATTCGCCATTGGCCAGTGCGGCGTTAAAAGCCAAGACTGCCTTGGGCAAGCTACTGTCAACTTCGTCGAATAAGTAAACGCCGCCATGCTCAAAAATCTCGCGGAATGCGGTAGTATGATACGTCCCGCCGGCGTCTCTAAAACCCATGAGTTCATATTCCGTCGAAATCGCGCCGTTAAACTGAAAGTCTTGATCAAGTGCCTTGGCGACATGCTTAGCGGCCGTAGTCTTGCCGCTTCCCGCCGGGCCTTTCATCCAGATATTCAGCTTGTGGCCGTCGTGGCGCGCTTGCGCTTTTTTAAGCAGCGTCGGGAAATGCTTATGCTGAATTCCCATGTCTTTCGGCGCGGCGTTTTCGGCGGGTATATAGTGGACAACCGTCGGCGCCCTGAAACTCTCAAGCGCGGCGTGAATATCTTTCTTAAAGATGCTTTGGAGCATCTCACCGTGCCCGATACAGATATCGAGTACCCGCTTTTCGTCCAAAGTACCTTTGCCGGCCAGTTTGGCGAGTAGAGCGGCCAATTGGGCGGCGTCGTTGGTATCAGACGCGTCTGGCGTGCCCGTGGCGGGCCAAGCGGGCGCTTGGATAGGCTTAGACCTAGCGTCTTCAAACGCATCGGGCAGAGCGGGCACGGCGCTATCGGCGTTCTCGGCCGTCACCGCTTTGATCGCGCTGATAATATGTTCGTTCGGCGCTTCACTGAGAATAAATCTCAAAAGCTTGTCTTTCGTATTGGTCAACGGATTTCGATACGGATCGAAGCCGATTTCGCCGCCCCGGATATGTTTTAGAACCTGGATTAACTCTTTTACGTTTAATTCTTGAATACTGCTTTTAGCCATGACTGCGGAGGCTCCTTTTGTGTTGCGTGTTGACCGTTGAGAAGCTTGTATAATGCTATCTTGCATGTCGCAAGAGAAACCTAATAACGCCTAAAACAACTCTGATGCGGCGTGATATAGCGGCGTCTGATACATCGCAGTTTGTTTTTGGTGTCTCTAATCGGTGTGATCACCATGAATACTTGAGGGGTAACAGAGGGTAACACATGTCCAGGTGCATTATACACACTGTTACCCGCACCGCGTTACAAAGCGTTGTTTAAAAAGGTAACAGAGCTTTCAAAAGGTAACACGACTTGAGCACGACGCGGTGCGGGGAGCATGACGGTAACAGAGCCCTACTGTTACCTGTTTTATCTTTGTAATCGCGACGGGTTAGATACGAAAGGTAACAGAGGTATATAACTCTCTTAGAAATAATAGAATTTATATATATATATATCTATTTAATGCAGAGGCATATAGTAGGTCTTCAGACAAAAACGACGAAAAAGCATGTTTTATAATTAAGTGAGTTTTGTTCTGTTACTCTGTTACCTTGTTACCCGCAATGCGTTAATGCTCTTGGATACCAGCGTTAATGCAACTATTATTCGCCGTCCATGGCGCATAGTGTCCTAGCCGTTAACCCATTGGGCGAATGCGAAGAGCGTGGCCAAGGCGGCAACAGTCGCCAGCATGGCGGCGATAGTGTGGGTTAGGTGATTAGACATGTCAGTCCACCAAGTAGTGCAGGGTATTGCTACCGGCACGGTAGACGCCGTAGGTGTTAGCGTCGCCGGCAAGTAGTGACAGCTGTCTGTTACCTTCAGCGTTGCCTATCGCTTGTTCAAGAGTATCCCAATAGCTGATCTCGATACCTGTTGAGACATTGGCGACGTAATAGTTAAACTGCATGTACACTCCGTCCGTTGTATGCCGCTTGATTGCTGCATGAGAAATAACATGTGCAGCATGCATGCCAGCGCAAAATTTTTAATGGATGTAATGCAACAGTCTGTTGCTGTCACCGTGAACCATATGAAATTATTTCAAAACTGTGTAAAAATTGTTCGCCAGCCGGATGCATTGAAAGATGGCCCCTCCCTCCCCAGTCCTATTAAGAAGTGAGACTCCCCACCCCCCAAACTCTGACGGGGTTTGAAGTCGGCCCATGCCCGCCCCAGTCGGCCGCAAATCCCCGCACTTTATGCCGCACTGCATTCCCCCTTGCACTCTCCCCGAACCCAGGCATTATAAGACTCATGAAACTTTTCGTCGCGTTAGTCCTGGCGTTATTCACCCAAGCCGCGTACGCCGACCAGAACCCCGCGCCCGCGAGCGTCGGGCTTTGGAACTATAGCGTGTTCACGGCGGGCACCGGGGGCTTCCTGATGCTTCCCCGCAACGCCAACAGAGCGAGCCTGACGATCCAGAACAACGGCTCCGTCAGCGTCGTGATCAAGCCGGGGTCGGCACCCGCGAACGCCACCGACGGCATCGTGATCACGGCCGGTTCGACTTTCTCGCCCGCCCCGACCTGGGTGGACGCGATTTACGGCGAAAGCGCCAGCGCCACGGCCAAAGTCATCATGATCGAAGGCGTTAAATAACCTGTGTTTAATAATAGGAGCAAGCCCACCGCCATGAAACATTTCATTCTAGCCGCCGCCTTAGCCGCCAGCCTCTTCTCCCTGCACGCCCGCGCCGACATCGAAGGCGCGCCGTTCATCCCGGAAGTCGACCGGCGCTTCAACGCCATCGAGCAGGGAAACCATTACAAGTATAATTCCTACCCCGCGGGTTCGGCCGACGGCCACTACACGC